CCGCCTCCCGGACATCCGCCCCCGACGGAACACCCGCGGAGACGATAGAACCGGTATCGACAGCCTCGAATACGTCGGCGGCAAGCGTGACCGCCTCAGCGGCCAGCAGCCCGGCCCGGTTCATGGTCGCCGCATCCGCGCCAGCAGCTACGACGTCAGCCGCAACAAGCCCCGTTTCGGCGGCCGTGAACGCATCCGCGCCAGAGACAGCCAACTCAGAAGTGACAGCTCCGGCCTCAGCGGCGGTAAAGACATCCGCGCCGGAAACCACCGCGGGGGACGCGACCAACCCAGTTTCCGCAGCCGTGGACACGTCAGCACCCGCAGCAACGGCCGCAGAAGCCACTGAGCCAGCTTCGACCGCCTCAAATACATCCGCTCCCGCAGTGGCAACAGGGCTGACAACGACACCGATCTCACTCGCAGTGAACACATCGGAGCCAGAAATGACAACAGGACTGATAACGGAGCCGCTCTCGACAGACTCGAACGCACCCTCTGCCGAAGCGACAACCGCAGAGACAACAGAGCCAGTGTCTACAGACTCGAACACGTCGGCCGCGGCTGTGACTGCCGCGCCGATCACAGTCCCGGTCTCGACGGACTCAAGAACGTCTGCGCCCTGCGCTACCGCAGCAGTAACTACCCGGCCGGTCTCTACCGATTCGAGAATATCAGCGCCCGCTCCGACGGCCGGACTGACGACCGTGCCGGTCTCCACAGCCTCGTGAACGTCAGCGGCCGATGCGACGGTAGCGGAGACGACAGCACCAAACTCCGAAGCCGTGAAAGCATCGGCACCGGAGGCGACAACGGCGGCGGCGACAGCTCCCACCTTCTCAAACACACCCTCCGCCACCAACCTTTGCAGCGGCTCGCCGCGCCGGTAGTGGTCGAACGAGAACGCGGTGACCTTCCCGGCAATCCCGCCGAGTGGCTCGCCGCGCCGGTAGTGGTCGAAGCTGTTAGGGTTGGCTGCCATGTCAGGCTACGGCGAAGTCGTCGAAGAACGCGGACCCATCACCATCACCAGCGGACATCAGTCGGACGGTGATGAGTCCTGAGGCGGTCGGCGTGAAGTTAAGACTGAGTTGCTCCCAGGTGTTCGCAGCCCCGGTCATCGTGGCGGTAGCTTCGGCAATGCCGATCTCACCGTTGGCGAGCACTCGCATACTCGGCAGCGTGCCCGCCCCATAGGCCGAGTCGTAGCGGCCGTACACGGTGACCGTCGTTGACGTTGCACCCACCGCGAGGTCGAAGTCCTGGCAGGAGGGGCCGAGCAGCTTCAACGCATTCGAGCCGGTGCGTACCGTCGTGACTTCCTTCTGGCCTGTATTGCCACGCTCGTAAGCTCCGATGCTAGCTAGGGCGTTCGCCCAGGTAAGAGCGGGACCGGAGGGCCGGGTGAGGCCGAGGATGTCGGTAGTCGGGCCACCGCTGTTCCCGAAGCCAAGCGCAGGACTCCCCAACATCGGGGAGAGAAACGGACGCGGCGACGCCCCCCGCAGTAACGCCTGCCCGATCTCGAACAGCAAAGCGTAAGGGCTCGGATGCCCCGAGATGCTGCTGGCCCCGACGCTCACGTTCGTCCGGGGTGTGGTGGCCGGAAGAAGATTGTAGTCCTCCGTGATCTGCCCCGTTGCCGCTGCTTCTAGGGCGGCGTTGCCCTGGCCGCCGACGATCGAGTTTAGGACGGTGCAGGGGAACGTCGTGGACGTGTTCGCCAAAGCGTGTACGCCGCGAGCCCCACCCAGGATGATGCAGTTGAGGATGTCCAGACCGCCGGGGGAAAACGCCCCCGCGCCAGAAGGGCCGAACACGAAGTGACGACCGTACCCGCTCAGCGAAACACAGTTTTTGACCACGACGTTTACGTCGTAGTCGGCGCTGGCGCTCCGCACCATATCGAGGTAAAACAGGTTCCCAGTCGAGGCCGTCGTAAGGAAGATGCACGAGTCCACTGTCCAGTTGAGCACCACATCCGCCGTGTTCGCAGCATAGAGGGCTCCCTTATTTGCACCTATGATGAAGGTGCAGCCAACGATGGTGATGTTCGTGGAAGTGGCCGTGGCGCCGGTGACAGCCACGGCATCACCAGAGACGAATATGAATCCTCGGATCGTCAGGTAGTCGCGGCCGGCGAGAGCCAGGCACGGACTGGCCGTGGGGACCGTCTTATCGTTCGTCGTGTACGCCGACCAGACAACCTCCCCCGCGTCACCCGTCTGCGCACCGTCAACGTCGGCTATCACCTTCGTCTCCGCGGTCGCCGAGACCATCGCCACGGTCACGGTCTCCCGATATACGCCAGCGCCGACGTACACCGTGTCCCCGGACGCGATCCCTGATGCGCCAAGCGCCTTTCCGATCGTCAGCCACGCGGCCCCGGCGCTCGTCCCCGCAGCCGCATCCGACCCCGTCTTCCTGACGTAGTACGTCGCCATATCAGGCCCCGAACCGTTTCATGATCAGCCACGAGGCGATCAGGTCGAGCAGTTCCAAACGCTCCGGCCCAGTCAGGCTCGACAGGATGTTCGGGAACGTGACCGCGTTCATCCCTGTGAAGTCACGCAGCACCGCCCCCGTTGTCGAATCACAAACCTGACATTCAATGCGGGCGCGAGGAACGTTCACGCTCGCCGACGCGAGCGGCGTCACCGTGAAGTTCTGGAGGTCGGGCATTAGTCAGCCAATCGAACGGCCACCGTTCGGGCCGATGATGTTGAAGGTTTGCGAGGTAGCCATCAGTCACACACCGCTTTCCCAGCTTTGACCGCCTCGTACACATCAAGGCCAGATGTGACAGCCGCAGTCAGGGTAGCCCCAGCCTTCGTGTACGTCGTGCCACCCGCCACCGCCTTGACCTCGAGTGCTACACCGATCACAGCAGACGGGTTCGCGCCGGCAATGTCGTGGATCTCGGCGAAGCCCGAGCCCTCAGTCGTTGCGAGGGCGGTGACCGTGATCGCCATCAGGAACTCTCGCGCAGCACGTAGACGGCCTGCACCATGTTCCGCGCCCCAGCCTTCGCGATCACCGAACGGCGCTTGCCCTTGATCGTGTCCGGCGAGTAGCCGAGCAACCGGCCCGTCTGGGCGACCGTCAGCCCGTCCGCCGCCGCCCGCAACACGGACAGCTCACTCTCCGTCAGCCGCTCCTGACGATGCGTCAGCCGGTCGGGCAACTCGGTGCGCGCCAGCTCGAGTAGCGCCCGGCCCGCCAGACGGCGAGGCAAGCAACGTCGCAGGGCCGTGTAGGCGTCCCACGTTCGGCCGGAGGCGAGCGCTCGGCTGACCCCTGGCATCAGATCAGGCAACGCCAGTGTCATCGGGCCTCCGATCACCCATGGAAAAGGCCGCTGACGCGGCCTCTCCACACCGTATGGGAAACACTCTCAATCGAAACACCGGCACGTCGGACAATGCGCCTCAGTCGCACCACGACCATGACGGCCGACGCGAAGCTCCAGGTTCTCGATCCGGTTGTCCGACTTGTCGCCGTTCTTGTGATGGATGGTTTCGTAGTCGTAAAGGGAACGGCCCAGGTGCTGGCTCATGACGTGGCGGTGCTCGAGCTGCCGGGTGCGCTCTCCGAGTTCATCGGTGGCCTGAATGCTCACGTAGCCATCCCGCTTATTCACGTAACGACCACCCTTCCAGTTCGGATGAGCCGGGCCTCTCCGCCCCCGCATCGGCTTCGTAGCACGATTGGAGCAGACCCTAGAGCAGTAGAGGCCACGCCCGGTCTGGCCGAGGCTGGTCCTGAAAACGAACATGCCCCCGCATCCCGCGCAGATCCGCTCTTCGGCCCGGCCGCGGTTGTCTTCTTCCGTTCCGAAGGGGTACCACCACCACTGCCCGGTCTCATCCCTGGCCCACCTCTGGCGTGACTTACCTTGTTGCCGTATCTCGACAAGATCCGGGCGCTGTCGCCGTCGCATGGTTCCTCCCTGTAGTGATGCTGAACCATACTATCACACTACGACGACAATCATTCATCTAAGAGTTGTATTGGAACGATGGAGTGCACTTTATGATGTCGTTCGTCGCGAGCACGACGGCGGTCACGTCGTCGAAGTTCGCCTGCCCCTCACACTTGTCACCGGTCGTGGAGAGGATGTCGCTGAGGAAGAACCCGTTGATGGTGGCGCCGGTCGCGCCGACGGTCGGGAACGTGATCTGCGAATACGTCGTCTTCCGCCCACCCGTGCCGGCGGCTACCGCCCCCCACGTCGCAGTCGCCAACTCCTGCCTCGCGTAGTTCGTGAACACGGTTTCGGTGATGTCGGCCATCGTCTGACCAGACGTGATCACCGTCGACGCGGTCTGGGACGTGAACAGGCATAGCCAGCAGCTCGTCTGCCGGGTCGAGTTTTTCGGGAACTGTCCGAGGAGCAGGTCCAAGCCTTCGTCTGGGATGATCTCTGCCATATCTCAGTTCTCCTTGTTGCCTGGTTTGCCGCAGTTTGGGCAGATGCCGTCACCGTGGTTGGCGTCAGGGTTGCCGGTCAGCATCAGTGCTCCTGCTTCGGTGATCCCGCCGGTGAACCGTCCGGGGTAGCCGACCGCGCCGAGAGAGCAGGCCGGGTTCTCGCACAGGTACGTTGTCGTCTTAGCCATCAGATGGCTCCTTCCAGCGGTTCCGGTAACGGGGCGGCGATCGGGTGGGTGGTTACACCCGAGCAGCGGTCGCACAGCCGCGGCGTGTCGTCGGGGGTGACGAACAGGTTTTGGCAGCACGCGCACGTCTGTAGCTTGTGATGTCGGGGGTCGTATTGGACGTTGAGGGCGCGTCCGAGGAAGCGCACTTGCTCCGGGTCGATGATTTGTCGTTTCTGCCGGTCGTGGACGCAGTACACCTGGGCGCTGCCGCCGAGCCCGATCCTCGTCCCGGTTGCCATCAGACCCACGTGACTTCGACGAGGGTGACCTGATACTCGCGGGTTAGCGCGATCAGCGTGTCGCGCATCAGCCGTTGCGGGGAGAACTCCTGCTCCTCGAAGCGGTCCGTGACGTTGAACGAGAACATGGGCGCGTCCAACCCAGGGCGCAATCCGACCTTGATATCCCACGTGCGTCCGTCAACGGCCTGGCAGGTGAGCTGGTAGAGGGCCGTGGTCCCGTCGGGTGGCAGATTCTCCCATTTCAGCGATGTCATCGGGAGCGCGGTGTGCCAGGCGTCGATCTGCTCGTACAGCTCCTCGAAGCGGGCGTTGACGTTCCAGGAGACGCCCTCACCGTTCGAGCAGGTGATCTCGATTACCTTAGTGGGGTCTCTGATCTCGATCGTCGGTGGCATCCCCGCCTCCTAGCTCTTCTTGACCTTCCGCCGCTTTGCCTCGGGCTTCACGTGCAACCCCGGAGCGGGCATGGGCTCGGTCAGCGATTCGAGCGGCTCGCCCAGCATCGTCTCGTCCTGGCCGCCCTCAGCCTCCGGCTCCTCGACCAGGACAGCCTTCGTCTTCAGGAGTCCGTAGCGTTCCGCGTCCGCGACGCTGACCTTACGGCCGGGCAGGGTGAACAGAAACGCCGCCTCCTTGTGCCCCGCCGGCACGAGCCGCTCCCGGTCGGCGGTCAGCCACAGCTTCTCTTCCGCTACGACCCAGCGGGAAGCCGGGTCGATTTTGATCTCAAGTCCCGCCATCACATCCCCCTTCCTAGAGCGTCGAACCGTCGCGGACGCCGTTCGCGTCGAAGTTGCCCACGAACACGGCGCCGGTAGCGAGCGCGATCTGTGTCGCCGTCAGCGCGGCCCCATCGTTCGCGAACCAGTTACCGCAGATCAGGCACTCCGCCGAGACGCCCCCGTTCATGTCGAGGTATACGGCCTTGTTGCGGGACATGAACTTGCAGCCCGAAATCTCCCACTGATAGAAGTAGGTGGGGCTCTCGCTGCCTGAGTCGTCGTCGATGTCGTCGCCGGTGTTCAGATAGAACTGACAGTCCCGGACGTTGACGTTCGTGGCCTGCAATCCCAGACACACCCCGGTCCCTTTCGAGCTGCGCAGGCCCGCCCCGCCGCACTCACGGAACACGCAGCCGTCGAACACCGTCCCCGACCCCGTATTCGCGGTAGCGGTGGCACCGAGGAAATGGAACCCGTGGCTCGTATCACTGGTGAAGTCGCAGTTCTCGAAGTAGGCACCCTCACCGTCCGAACGGACGCCGACAGCGCTCGTGCCGACGAACCGCACGCCGACCGCCGCGAACCTGTCCGACTGCGCGACGTCGAGCGCGATCCCCGTGGCAGGCGCGATGATCAGACGCTTGGAGTTACCGGCCACCTGGACAGCGATCAACTGAACGTCGTCCTTGGCGGTGAGCACGAGATTCTCCGCGAACGTCGTGCCGGTGTGCAGGTAGACGGTGTCGCCGCGACCATCGACGCACTTGTTCAGTGCCGCCTGAACCGTGGACAAGGCCGTCTCCCATGATTCCCCGTCGGCCGCAGAGGAGCCGTTGACCGCATCCACGTAGTACTCGACTCCGGGGCGCCTGACGACCTGCCCGCGCTTGATCGCCCCGGTGATGACGTTCTGGCCCTGAATGACTGGCATGTCAGTCCTCCCTCATGAAGAGGGGCGCCTGGATGGGCGCCCCTCGTTCTTGTCCTCTGGTGCGCGCTCTCACGCGAGCGCCCCGAAACTGTCCTACTAGATGCCTGTCGTCGTGCAGAATGCTTCCCCTCTGTAGCCGACCAAGCAGGCCCTAAGTCCCGCCCGCACGGTCCGCTTCCCCTCAATGAAGTCCCCGTCGTCGTAGCCGAGCTGGACTTCGAGGCCGCGGCGGATGAAGAGTTGGATCATCGCGTCGGAGAAGTCGCCGACGAGCCCGGTGCCTTCCGCGATCGCCTCGTTGTGGACGACCGGCAGACCCCAGATCCGCTCCGGGCCGGCCTCCGAAGGAGACCCCCAGATGTAGATGCCGTCGGCGGTCGTGAGGAGCCTGACCTGCTGCCAGTCGTTCGAGTGGACGACGAACGCGGACGGGAACGCCCGGCCGGTCACCCGGATCTTCGTCATCGCCTTGTGAACGGTGTCCGGCGTCGGATCCGCCCCCTTCGCCTGCGTCTGGAGACCTGTGAAGCCGAGGATCCCGTCCAACTGCGGTGCGACGTCGGTGCCGTTGAGGAGCTGGTCGTCGAGGTGCTGGCGGACGAAGAAGCCGAGGCGGCCGTTGACGTACGACTCGGCCTGGGCGACGTCCTCGAGCTGCTCGTCGGTGATCGGGATGCTCGTGCCGATCGAGCGGACGGTCTTCGACCGTTCCGTCAGGGCGAGCGTGGAGGCAACGTAGGCTGCGCCCTCCGCGCGGGTCGCCGCACCCGAGGTAGCGGTCGTCTCCTCCATGTAGACGATCGCCGCCTGCGTCGTCGCCGCAGTTGGAATCAGGTCGATGAGCTGGATCGGCCGCAATGCGTCTTCGACGACACGGCCAGTCCGGACCGACTCGGGTGCCCAGCCAGCCGAGGTCTCGAACAGCGTCGCCTTGATCTCGTTGGGGCCAAGATCGAGAACGCTCAGCGGGCCTGGCGCGTGGCTGCCACCCTGCCGCCCCTTGTAGGCGTCCGACTCGACGAACAACTCGCCCAGCGACTTCAGCTCGGAGCGGTCACGGCGACCGGTAATGATGTGGCCGGGGTGCGGCTGCACCTGGCCGAGCTCGTCGGCGCGGAGTCGCATCGCGTCGAGCGCGTTGAACTCCTCGAGCTGTTTGGCGTAGTCGTCGATCTTGTCGTTCACCTGGCCGATGTACTCGACCTTCGCCTTCGAGTCACCCTCGATCACGGTGACCTTGCTCATGTCCATGTCCTCGCCGGCCTCCTTGAAAATGGCGGCGAGTTCGTTGCGGGCAGCGTCGAGCTGACCGCGAAGGTCCGTGAGCTTGCTCATGTTCTCCTCCTAGAGGTTGCGCTGCCGCTCGTACCGCGCCCGTTGGCGCAGCAGCTCGGCAGTCCGCTTGCTGTCTGTCGCCGCCAGCAGCTCATCGAGCTTCTGGGCGGCCCCGCGCAGCTCCCCCGTACAAGCGGTCAGGCGCTCGCGCTTGGCGACCGTAAGGCCGCCGCGTTCAACCTCGGCAAGCGAGGTCGCACGATCGACGAGGTGAGAGGTCCTGTCACGCAGGGCGTCAGCCTCATCGGTGAAAGAAAGGCCGCTCATGGCGGCCTGATCATTGAAGTCATCGAGGTGACGACGCAGGTGGCGTTCAACGCCTACTCTATCCGCGTCGGGGATGTTGGCTTGCGGCAGCCGGGCGAGCCCGTTCCGAATTCCGTTGACGTTCGCGGGACCGGGCATGTCGTCGCCCATCATGTGATGCGGGAACTTGTAGGAACTCTTGGCGCCAGGGTCGCTGTCGTCGTCAACCCAGGCGTGCATCCGCCTGAGCGCCCCTCGTTCGGCCGGGCAGGCGGCCACCTGACCGGGGCCGTCCCATGGCTCATCGACGACGACGGTCGAGTGGGATGCGATCGGCCCTGCGGCGGGTTCACCGGGCGGACGGGCATAGCGTACCTGGAAGTTCGCAGTCGAGTTCGAGCTGGTCGCCATGGCGAACGCTGCTGACGTGCTCGTTACCGCCCCGCTACGGGCTAGTCTAGTGACAGACTCCTCGAGCGTCGCTACACCATCGACCATCCCCTCGCGGAGCGCGTCTGACGCCGTTACCAGGCGACCTTCCCCGAACCCGCCGCGAACAGCATCCGGAGTAACACGTCGGCCGGCCGCCACATCATTCACGAACATCTCGTAGACGGTGTCGACGCGGGCCTGCAACGCCGCCCGCGCCTCATCCGACAGGGGCTCGAACGGACTCATCTCCGTCTTGAACCTGCCGGCGCTGACGAGCGTCGTCTTGACGCCGAGCTTCTCTTCCATCGCGCTGATGTCCTCGTGGGCGGCGAACACGCCGATCGACCCGACCTTCCCCGACGGAGTGACGACCACCTCGTCGGCCTGCGCGGCAACCCAGTAGGCGGCCGACGCTGCGTCTGTGTTCGCGATCGCGACGATCGGCTTCTGGCCGCGCGCACCCCGGATCTGCGCCGCGAGCTCCGGCACCAGGTCGGTTAGGCCGCCGGGCGAGTCGATGTTGAGCAAGATCGCGTCGACCTGCGGGTCGTTGACGGCAGCGGCGAACATGGCGGAGAACCCCTCTACTGAGGTGCCGCCGCTGATGTCCGACATCAGCGATGCCCGCGGGACCATCACCCCGAACAGTGGCAGGATCGCAACCGACCCTTGCGTCACCGCCGCCTGCCTTTGCGGGGCCACGCCGATCCTGGCCTGGATCTCCTCGTCGGTCAGCCGGTGCCCCTCAGCCCGGAAGGCGATCAACTCACGGATCACTGCCAGCTTCTCCGGCAGGATCGCCCACGGTGCTTCGCTGATCGCCTTGATGATCTGCGGGTACTTGCTCATGCCACCACCTCTCGTAGCTCCTCACTGGTCAGTTCTGCGGCCCCGTTCGGTGGCCCGGCACCGCGACGATCCGTACCCGGGGGCGGCGTGAAGGTCCGATGAGGCGACCCGTCCGCCGGCACCTCCGCCACGTTCAACGGGATCAGATACACGTCGTCCGAGCCATCGGTAGCGACCGCGTGTCCCATCGCCAGACGTGCCTCCGCGCGCTTCACCCAGCCGCCCTGCACACCCACGTTCAGGCGGGTCGCGAGCAAGTCCATATCCTCCTGCAATACCCGCACCGAGCTCAGGTCGAAGCCCGCGCGCCACGCCCACGGATCCGATTCCCAATCGGTCAGGAGCTGAAAGCGAATGTCCTCCGCGAGGATCCGTTGCGTCGGGATGATCGTCTGCTCGTAAGCCGCCTCCCTCGCTTCACGGTAGTTCGTGAATGTCGAGCGGTCGAGGCCGGCGCCGAGCCCGGCGACGATCGCCGGAACGCCGAGCACCGCAGACACGCGTTCCTCCGGGATCCGCCTAAGCTCCTTCAGGAGAAGCTGCTCCGGGGAGAAGCCGAACTGCTCGACCTTCGTTTTCCCGCGCATCACGAGCGGCTCACCGCGCTTGTCGCCGATGAAGGCGGACTTCAGGTACTCCTTCGTCGCCAGCACGTCCTCCTCGCTCGGGGGACTGTCGGAGTCCGGGCTGACCATCAGGCCGGGCACGCCCATGTGGTGCAGTAGGTTCGCGGTGAACGACGCGGCCTCATCGTCCGTGAACACCTCGCGGAGCACGCTCTTCAGCGGCGAGCGACCCTTGCGCGGGTCGTCGCCGTCCATGCCGAAGCGAAAGTGGACGACGTCGTCGACGGCGACGTTGACCGTCTCGAACTCGGGCTTGTACTCGTAGTGCGTGACGAGCGTCGTCTCGTCGCCCTTCGGCTCGATCACCCACGATGGTACCCACCACAACTCGGCCGGCCTGCCGGCACCGTTGCGTAGCTTCAGCCAGTAGGCGTTGCCGTCCACGTACCAGTCCATCAGCGTCGCCATCCAGAGGATCGACCCGGAGAAATGCTGGTTCGGCCGTTGCAAAAGCCGGAGCATCGGGTGGGCGCGCTCCATCTCCTCGTGGCCGTCCTCGAACTGGCGCCACAGCATCGGTGGCGCCTCCGGGAACGTGCGGGCGATCCACAACAGGGGGGCCATGACCGTGCTCGAGCCGGTGCCGTCGCCGACGTCCTTCATGTAGTCGTATTTCGACCGGGAGACGAGGAAGTTACGAATCGGGTTGCGTCGAAAGACCATGCGGGCGAGCGACTTCACACCGCGGACGGGAGAGCCGAAGAGAGCACGGAGCTTCATGCCGGCCCCCAAGCGAATGCCATCTCCGCTGGCGCAGGCGTCGCCGCGACCGAATGCACCATCGCCGCCGCCTGCAACGCATCGAACACCCGTGCGCGTTGCCCGAGATCCGACCTCAGCCTCGCCTGCTTCGGCCGCGCGAAACGAACGTCACCGTTCGGCAGCACGCGCGCCGTCGCGTTCAGTGCATGATCTGTCAGCCCCCGGTCGCCGGAATGAAAGAGGACGTGCCCACGAAGCCCCGCCATGAAAGCCGAGTAGTCGCCGACTAGGGCCGGGTTGCCCTGGGAACGGTCGACCACGACGAGCCCTAGCTCGTCAGACGCCCACTGCGCGATATCCGCACCGTCCGTCATGTCCATCACCAGACTGACGATCGGGTTTCGGGCGTCAAGCTGCATGATCGCCCCTTTCACGTCGTCGACCGCCAGCATGTCGCCGTTTCGCGGCGGCTCCAGCACCACCGCCGGCCCGAAGAGGCGGAAGTGATCGCTCTCCCACCAAAGCGGTACCAGCGCCGTCGTGTCCAACTTCCAGCCGAGATCCAGCCCGGCCCACACCCGCTCGCCGGCCGGGATCAGCCGGTCCGAACGCGCCGCCGCCCACTCACGCTCAGTAATCGCGGCGCTCGCACCCCGAGTCGGTAGGTTGCACGTAAACCGCTGCCAGTGAGCGAGACTCCATGACGGCTTCGTCCGCTTCTTCGCTAACTGCTCGACCGTTTTGGCGGAGAACGGATTAGCCTGCGCGACGAGCTCGAGGTCCTCCGGGTCGCCGTCCTCGGGAATCGCGTACTCGTGCAAGACCACCCCGCCGGAGGCCGCGCGCAGGAAGCAACCGTCACGGTGGCTGTC